ACTCGTGCTCGCTCCAAGCGATACTAAACGAAAACTGGATCGCTCCGCCAGAGCGATTGGTTACTCGGAGCAAGTAATCTGTGTCAGGCGCCAAGATCCACTCTGCTTCACCCCAGGACTGTCCAACGTCTTTCTTAGTACCTCCTGGGACAAACCAGTGGAACAGGAGCGTCCCGGCGTTAGTTATTGTAGGTCCACTATAAGTCAAGACCTCAGTAGGTCCCGGAGTGTCCCTATTCTTGCAGATAGCAGCCATCCCGGCCCCTACGTTCGTGTTAGTAGGGCCCTCGTACATCAGGAGTTCACAATTGCCTGCGACCGCTACCCTAGCAGTTGCGTGTACGTGACAGGAACCCACTCTTACTAGGAAGTCTACGGAAGCATCGTCAGCTAACTCGCCGCCATGAGGTTGAACATAAGACGCCTTGAACCGTTCGCCCAGCTCCACTCGGTAGTCGGCAACAGAAGTAACGACTAAGATGCCGTCCACATCTGTGCGCGGATTAGCCGGAGTCAATACTCCATCAGACTCCTCACAGCATGAATAAGTAACGCGAACAGGTGCGTGAGTTCCGTCTCCCATATCCACTAGCCGAGTTTGCATAGTGGTAGGAAGACCCTCGCTCTGGGCTCTTACGATGTCAGCCACCATCCACTCCCTTGAATTCGGTAGGGCCTATTCCTTTGGTAGGTACGCCCCACACTTCGAAAATAGCTTCCCGTACCCCGTCTACACTCGCAGGGTCAACCTCAAAGACTCCTGTTATTCTGAAACCCCTAGTGACGTGACCAACTAACCAGTGCTCAGGCTTGTTCGTCACGAACAGGAGGCGTTCCATCTCCTCTTTCCCCTTCGGTGGCCGCAGGTACCTCACCCTCGGGTTCTTCTTCGTCACTCGGACCTCCGACAGGCGCAAAGTTAACAGGGACGTGGGGAGTGTCACCCCCAGGTACAGATCCAATACTCAATCCAACTCCACGCAGCGCCTGGTTTGCAGGGACGCCCATACTCCACAACTTGTACGCTGCCTCGACCAAACCTGGGACGTCCTTCTGTAGTGCAGGAACCCTTGACAAGTCGAACTGCACGAAAGCGTCTCGCCCCTTCAGGTTCTGCTGGTACTCCACTTCAAATAGCTTCAGCTCGGGAACCAGTGTGTCTTCCCAGACCATTTTACGGGCTTCTGCGTAGTTGGAGTAGGTACTACGCTCCAAACCGTAGCGCGACCCGATTAGGATAGGAGGCACACCAAAGGGTCCCAGGATGCGCGTTTCGTTACGTGAGTCAAGACCCTGGAAACCCATCTCCTCGAACGTCATCCCCAAACGTTCGTACTCGCCTCCCCTATCCAGGACCCCTACGCCCCACTGCTCCCAGCCTCCATACATCTCACTCCAACGAGCTTTGATATTGTCTACAATAGTGTCTGATAGGGACGACTGGAATTTCAACAGGGCCGTCAGCATCGTTCCTCTGTCGAAGAACAATTGCAAGTACTTCGTTATAGTGTTGTCAACGTCCGTGTTCCTAGCACAAGGGGAGATGGGGGACAGCCCGTAGCCCATACCCTCCAAAGGGTCCCAGGGGTTAGGAAGTTTGATGTGTATCATGTCCTTTGGAAGGATCGGCACTCCTGCCAGAACGGACTTCCCTTCAGGAACGTAAAGGAAACCTTTCAAACCAGCGGGTTGGGCCTCCTCGCTAGGGATTATGTACACCCGATCAGGTCGTAGGGAGTACAACATTTTCTTGCGCCCCTCGACCACTTTAAGTATGTAAACGTTCCCTGCTACGTTCAAGAAGACGACGTTCTGACTATGAAACTCACTCCACGACTGATGTTCATTCGGCCGCTCGACTAAGCGCGACAACGAATGCTCCGGAGGTAACTGTTTAGGATAATCAGGGTCCCCTGTATAGGCCCTCAAAGGAGCGGTAATCATCGCGCGAACTTTGTACATGACAGCTGAGTAGATTAGGGAGTTCGCGTTGAACCCCTGGTTCACATACGCTGCCAAGTCAGTTATGTGCCATAGAGGCTTCCCTGCTAAGCGAGGGGCCCAGCTAAAGGGAAGGGCTTTCTCTGAGGGGCCAGGATAGCCCCAACGAAAGACCCTCAATGCCTCCCTAGCACGAATTAGGACTGATGGTTTTCTCATTTGAAGTACACGCCTGCCCCAGCTGAGGAAATCCAATACGCAATCACAGCAGCGTCGGCGCAGTTGGGGCTACGTCGCAACCTTTTATGTATGTCAGCTTTAGATTCCATTAAGATGCCTCGGGACGTTAGTTTCCATGTTGGAGCAACTAACTCAGCTCGCAATTCGTCATCAGGTGGTAATGCGATATTGTCACCTAGTTCAGGTTCCAAGGCTTCACGAAGTTTCCAGTACGCCTCGGCCCTTACGTTATGAAACCTCAACAAACCACTTCGATCAGTGGCTAATGTACGTTCCGAGAAGTTAACGGGAGTGACAGCTAACTCGTGACCCTCCAGGACGTCATACACTGACGCCCCAATGCCAATGACGTCTACTCCCACATCTGCTCCCTCGAACCCTTCAAGGGACTCCAGAACAAGTGCCGCAGCGGACGGCCCATCAGGAGTCTCTATCCCAGCATACTTCTCCAAAACGCCCATCCAGGTACCAAACCACTTTGCGATGACGGTTTTGTCCCGCCCACCTCGCGCTGCGTCCACACCTACTGCTGATAGGCCTACTCCCTCAGGAGGGTCCCTTGTCCAGCGACCCATTGCCGCTTTCACCCACTCACTCGGGATGACCTGTCGCGGTTTGTCGTCCCTAAGAGCTTTGAAATCTCCCAACAACAACTGCGACCTCAGGGGTTCTGGCAGAGCCTGGATTGTCGCCCTGTAATCCGTATCCCTTAGGTAAGGGTTGTCCTCGAGCAAGGCAGGAATGAACGTGCGGCTCTTCGGTTCGATCTTCTCACCCTTGTACGTAAAGGGCTCCCCGCTCTCGACCTCTTTGTCCTCGCCGTCAAGCGTAGCGTACCAGCGCAGTTCACCTGTTGCGGCGGGATGTGGATGCTGATCGTCCAGCCAAGGAGCCCAATAAGGAATGACCCACTCCCCTTCAGGTTGACTTGGAGGGTTGCCCGCACACACTATCCTCGTACGCTGGTCAGGAACTACCGTCCGAGTCCAAGCGGTAATGAACCTAAACTGAGTGTCGGTGAAGTCACAAACTTCATCAAACGCTTTCAAGTCGTGAGGACGACCTTTAAATTTCTCCTTGAACCTTTCGTGCTGGATCGCCCCGAACTCCAGTATCCTATTCCCAGGAATCCCTATCCATCGAGCTCGTTGCGCGTTGTATCTGGCTGTAGTCGTCGCAAGAAGTTCGTGGCTCCTATCAATAAGATCCTGTAACTGAGGGTACTCACGACGGAAGATCATTGACTTCCGGTGGGCCGTCATCGACAAACCCAGCAACAAGTCAGACTTCCCCCCTCCCGCAGCACCTCCGTAAAACAAGATATCTGCAGGTGACAAGTACGCTTCCAGTTGTGGGAGGGATCTGGGAACCCACAGGGCATCTCCCTCAAGAAGGGCATCTAGATATACCCTTACCTCTGGTGACATACTATTCAGGAGTTGTGTCAGGCCCGGCAACTACAGCCTCCCCTTCAATGACGTCCTTCTCCTGACGAGCCAAGTGTGTCAGCAACTCCTCAACTGCAACCGCACGTTCAGCGATACTGAAGCGTTGGCCTCCTACGTCAACTGCGGCCAAGATCCGCTCGACAGGTTTCCCGATCAAGTAGTGACTCAGCCACGACCTGGCCCTATAGTCCCCCTGCAGAGCCTGGTCTACCGCCTTACGAATGATCCCTGCCCAATCTTCTTCGCTCACCTCATCGGTAAGCTTTTTCATAAAGCGGCGCTCGACCGCCCGCTTAGTCCTCCCAGACCGCGCCCCTAAGCCGATTGTGTTACCTTTGGCGAACGGGCCGTCAGGTTCCCTTCCACCTACGAGGGGCAAGCCCTCTTCGAGCCTCTGCACCACCGCAGGTGTCCAGCCCTCAATCGCTTCTCGGAAGTTAAACACCCAGCGATCCAAAACCTTCCGAGCACTAGGGATGGACCCATGCTTAGCGGCGTCCGAAACCATACATCTTGCTATCCCGTAGTAGTCCGCGATTTCCTTCGAGGAACACGTACCTGTGGGAAGAGTCAGGGTTTCTCGGGCTGCAAACGCCTTCTCGATAGCCAGAGCACGAGCACTTTCCTCAGGGGCCATCCCCCAGTACCTCACTCACGATGACGAGCTGCGTGTTCAACCTTCGCGCCCAGGAAGTAGCCCAGCACAAGTGCCAGGGCACTTTCCAGGGCAGTAGGGACAACTTGTCCTGATCCCCACATGTAGCACGCTGTGCCAACAAGTACAGCAGCAATGATGCTACTGGCCAGCACGTTCCTCTCAAGTAATGTCCAAAAGCGTTCCATTGTTAAGTTTCCTCCTTGTGATTGAGAATCTCCCTCATGAGGCACACGAGGGGAGCATCTTCTTCAGGGAGATCGAATCCTTTAAGTTTCATTTCCTCCCTGATCTTCCGCAGAGTGTACCCTTTAAGAACGAGCTGTGTGAATGCTTTTAACACTTTATCCTCCACGATCCCTCCTAGGCTAAGAACGTCACACGAATAGTTGTGTGATGACTTAGTACATAACGTGGCCGTGCCCCAATTAATTTAATTATAGCACCTTTTTGGGCACCTGTCAAGGCTTTTACAGCTTCTGGGACAGGAGCTAAGGGTACTGGCTAGATGTCACTTAACTGAGCCCGTAGAAGTTCCCGAACCTTAAAACCGTCAAGATGTTGATATTTTACATTATTTTATGCAGATCTAGCCTTGACAAAACCCAAAAAATTTGGTATAATTAAAAATACAATGAATAACCCCAATCGGCAAACTATGTACAATACCAAGACATAACTTAGCACAGGAGGTGCATAATGCGTGCAAAGGTAATACAACTCAGTGTAGCTATCCCCCCCAATCTAAAAGAATGGATCTGGAAGGAAGCCTCGCGGCTACACATGACCCCTTCTGTGTGGGTCCGCATCCACCTACGGGAGAGTCTCGAACGTAGCAAAACCATACAGGCCCCAGACCAGTACGTCATCACCCTCACGCAGAAGCAGGCGATAGGACTGCGCAAGCAGGGGTTCCGCATCGAGCACCACCCTATAGAAGACTAGCCTGTTCGGAATGGGCGACTAGCCCTAGGGGGTAACACCTCCGCCCCGCACACGACTAGGTCTGGCCGCTCATTCCGAGCAGGTAAGTCAAGGAGATCAGTAATGACAAAGTTCGAAGAACCCAGACGGTTCTGGAGTAAGGTAGACGTAGGTCACCCAGTGGACTGCTGGGAATGGTCGGCCACCAAGGACACCTACGGTTACGGTAGGTTCCATATACGAGGCAGGACCTGGCAAGCGCACAGGGCAGCCTGGACACTGATATTTGGTCCTATCCCTAAGGGGTTTTGTGTCCTCCATAGATGTGACAATCCTGGATGCTGTAATCCGTCACACCTGTTCCTTGGAACCAGAGCCGACAACACTAGAGATGCAGCGAGCAAAGGCCGGATGGTTAGTGGGGAACAACAACACAGCTCAAAGCTTTCTGAGGAAGAGGTACTGGAAATCCATAGATTGTACGATACAGATGAGTGGACCCAGAGGGGACTTGCAGAAGAGTACGGAGTCAGCCCAGGAACCATCGGAAAGATCCTCTCAGGCAGAAGTTGGAGCTGGCTCAAAGAGTGACAGCAGCCATCGTGTGGCTGAATAACTGGAGGCTACGTGGCACACTACGACCAAACAAAAGAGTGGAACAAACTACTCGAACACCTTACAAGAGGCGGTACGTATGGACACTACTGGATCAAACAAAGTGCCCGCACCACCTGGTGGAAGGTAGGAAGTCCTGCCCCTGTACCAGAAGGAGAGGAGGACATCTATTTTGGCGTTCACCCTGTAAGTGAGATCCCTAAGATAAACGCCAAAGGCGTAGAGGTCCCTCAAGGAAAAGCAAGGTCCCGAACAGAACTTATTGTAGCCGTTAACTGTCTGTACGCAGACTTCGACACGAAAGATTTCGGAAGCAAAGAGGCAGTTACGGAGCACATCAAAACCCTCAAACCCTTCCCATCCGTCGTAGTTGACAGTGGAGGAGGGTTCCACACGTACTGGCTACTGGACGAGCCGATCCTCCTAGACGGCCTCAGAGAGAGAAGCGCAGCATTAAACCTGCAAAAAGAATGGGTCCGGCATGTAGGAGCCGATAAGGCTGTCCACGACCTCGCCAGGGTCCTACGCGTACCTGGAACGAAGAACCAGAAGTACTTCCACAAACCCCAAGTAAAAATTGTCTTCTCAAACTTTTCTCGTCTTTTTGACCCTTCGGAGTTCAATACACAGGGGGCGGAGGGCGCAGCCGAAACTACTGATGCGGAGGTTCCAGAGGTTCCGGACGAAGGTAAGGGCGCGGGAAAGGAGGCCCCTGCCCTGACGGAGAAGGAAATACGTGAGGTCCTCGCTAATGCGACCCAAGCGGAGAACGCCAAGAAGTTTGCGCGGTTGTGGAACGGTGACACTAAGGGGTACGCCTCCCACAGTGAAGCCGACGAAGCGTTGTGCTGTTTGTTGGCCTTCTGGGTAGAGAAGGACGCAGCAAAGATCGACGCTGCGTTTCGCAGATCAGGGTTGATGCGGGACAAGTGGAAGAGGACGGACTACAGAGAGCGCACGATCAAGAAGGCGATAGATCAGGTCAAGGAGAAACATTCAAAAGGTTTGGGCCTGAAGTACCATTGTACGGATATGGGAAACGCTCAAAGACTAATAGATAGGTGTGGGCAGGACCTCCGGTTTTGCAAAGCGTGGAACTTTTGGCTGGAGTGGGATGGGAAAAGGTGGCGCAAAGACGAAACGGACGCGGTAGTGCGCAAAGCGAAACAAACTGTGCTGAGCATATACGGAGAAGCAAGCGAGATAGGAGGGACGGATGAGGCATCTGCGAACAGCCGTCGGGCGTTAGCGAAACACGCAGCGAGGAGTGAGGGAGAAGGGCGCGTAAGGGCTATGGTGTCCCTTGCGCGTAGTGGCGAGGAGGTGGCCGTTAGGGTTGAGAAGTTCGACCAGGACTTGTGGACGATAAACGTGTTGAATGGAGTTCTGGATTTACGTACCGGCGAGTTGGGGCAGCATCGCAGGGAAGATTACATTACGAAACTCGCTCCGGTTAAGTATGTGCCGGAGGCGCGGAGCGAGAAGTGGGAGCGTTTCCTTCGCGAGGTGCTCGCTCAAGACACAAGGGAGGAGACCGAAGGTTTAATGCGGTTCTTGCAGAAGGCGATAGGTTACTCTTTGACGGGTGATACTTCAGAACACGCAATCTTTTTGTTGTACGGAACAGGTGCCAACGGCAAAAGCACGTTCCTGCAGGCTGTGTCGGAAGTGATGGGCGACTACGCAATGCACACTCCGACCAGGACACTATTGGCGAAGAAGTTTGAAGGGATCCCAAATGACGTAGCGCGGTTGAAAGGTGCCCGATTGGTGACTGCTGTCGAAAGCGGGCAAGGGAAACGAATGTCCGAAAGCCTGGTCAAGCAGATGACCGGAGGGGAGAAGATCGCAGCCCGGTTTATGAGGGCGGAGTGGTTCGAGTTTATGCCTGCATTTAAGATTTTCCTGGCCACTAATCACAGGCCGTATATCCAGGGAACAGACATTGCAATCTGGCGGCGGATTAGGTTGGTACCTTTCGAAGTGCAGATCCCTGACGAGGAACAGATTAAAGGGTACTTCGAGAAAGTGTTGGCGGATGAACTTGAGGGCATCTTCGCGTGGGCCGTTCAAGGATGTCTGCTATGGCAGAAGGAAGGCTTATGGAAGCCAGTACTGGTTTCCGAAGCCACCGAGCAGTACCGGATTGACATGGACAAAGTGGAGCGGTTCCTGAAGGATGAGTGTGTCGTAACCAGAGAGGAAGGTGACAAAGTCAAGGCAAGCAGGTTGTACACCACTTTCAAAGGGTGGTGTGAAGAACAAGGAGAACGCGCTTTCAAACAAACCAGGTTTGGCAGGGAGTTGACCAGCAAAGGTTTCGAGCGAATTCGTAGCAATGGCATATGGCGCGTAGGTTTACACCTTCAATCCGCAGGACGTGAGAAGCAGGTTGAGGGTAGTGGTGGCGAAGAAGGGTTTAGATTAGACTTGACGGAGGTGTAGGGTGGCGTGGAACGGTGGAAGGAAAGGTCTGTGTTATTGGGCGGGTTTGTGGGAGCGGGAGTAAAGTGGATCTGGGGTTCCAGGGTTCCGATGAGATAAAGGAGAACAATGAGAAGAGCAAAGAAGGGAAGGAGTCTGGTTTACCTGATCAGGGCCGATAACAATCTTTATAAGATTGGGCAGTCGGTCTATCCTGAGGAACGGTTCCGTAAGCTGCAGCTAGTCAATGCCTGCACCATAGAACTTCTCTGGACCAAAGAGGTAGAAGAAGGGACTGCTCTGGAAGCTGCCCTTCATAGGTTCTTTGACGAGAAGAGGCACCACGGGGAGTGGTTTGCCCTCAGTGAAAGCAATGTCAGCCTCATCCTAAATCTCAACGATGAGATCATTGAGATGTTGCTAATTGTTTAGGCTCAGACTTAAGCGAGGGACCTGATACAATTTTTATTGCGGCCAGGGAGGCAATTGCAAAATTTGGTGTTTGGAACGGTTGGAACGGTGGAAGAAGAAGTCATGTTAGATACAGAAAAAAATTCTACATGGGGCGGAACGAATTTCTACTATAACCGTTCCACCGTTCCACATTTTTTATTGCAATGGGTTGCGGGGTAATGCAATAAAAAATGTTATGAGACCTGGCCTGCAAGTTAGCGAAAGGCCAAAGATCGCACCCCCTTCTACGCTTGCTGGTGGGGACCGGTAGTAGGAGGGTCTTGCAGGTCAGGTTTCAGTATAGATAGGAGGAGGAAGTAGATGAAAGAAAGACAGAGGGCAGGGTTGGCGGCTATGTTGCTGGCTATCTGTACAATTCAGGTAATGAGTATGCAGAGTGAGCCACAAGTGTTAGAGCTGATACTAGTCTATCTCGTGGCTGTCATAGGCGCGTTGATGGTGTGGGCGCGAGAGGACTGATGTCAGCCGGCGCCCCTGTGATATGGACGTGTGAACGGAGGAGGAATGAGATGAAGTGTCCGTGTTGTGACAGTCCTGGAGTTATAACAACAACCTGGACAGTGGGTAGGTTCGACACAACGACGCCTACCTTTCAGACCCAGTGGCGATGCAGTGCTTGTGAGCACGTGTGGTACACAGAAAGTCATTTTATCGACGTCTGTTACAGCCACAAAGAAATTACTGTGTATGAACTACGCTGTGTAAGGAGGTGCGCGCTTGATGTGGGAGTTGGTTTCTAGGTCACGGACGGAGGTATCCAAGAAACCTTAGGGGTACTCAATAGGATAGGTTGTTGTACTAAGGGTACAGGGAGGTAGCAATGAGCATTAACACAGGATTGTTTTCGTCAGATAGCAGTGAGTATGAGACGCCTCAGGAGTTCTTTGATAGGTTAGATTGGGAATTCCATTTTACTCTTGATCCTTGTGCTACACCCGGAAATGCGAAGTGCGTACGGTTCTTCACTAAAGCTGAGGACGGGTTAGGTCAACCTTGGGAGGGGGTTGTTTTTGTTAATCCTCCCTACGGACGCGAGATAGGCAAGTGGGTAAAGAAAGCTTACGAAGAGGCTCAAGGAGGTGCTGTTGTTGTCATGTTAATTCCCTCTAGAACAGATACTCGTTGGTGGCACGACTGGGTAATGAGGGCACAGGAGATTCGCTTCGTAAAGGGTAGGTTGAGATTTGGGGAATGGATGGGGGCAGCTCCTTTTCCTAGTGCTGTTATTGTATTCAGGAGAGGCAATTACGTTCCGCAAGTTTCGGCCATGACAAGGTAGTTAAGCACTCAATGTGGGATCTGGTTTCTAGGTGTGAGATAGCGACGTGCTGTGGGGCAATTCCCAATGGCATTTTGCACCCATACCCCACCCGTGCAATGTTTGTTGCGTTACACGGCAACGTGTATGTTCATTTGTGCACGTTTATGCAATCGGATG